TAACTTTAACCCTTAAAATAACCGAGGCGGATGGAACAGTTACCGAAATCGTCATACCTATTGGTACTTTTACTTTCTAGTTGTTCTATATTTGATCAATTTGAAGATACTTACGAACAAAGGTTTTCTCAAGACGTAGCAACAATTCAAGACCTGCAATCAGCAGAACTTAAAAATGTGCCTATACCAAAGGTAAGTCCTGTAGTTGCTGTGTATCCTACTTCATTTTCAGATCAAACAGGACAACGTAAAAGTAATAGTGAGTTTGCTTTGTTTAGCACAGCTATAACTCAACAACCAAATGCGTTACTTATTAGAGCCTTAAAACATGCAGGAGACGGTAATTTTTTTAGGGTTGTAGAAAGAGTAGGTTTGGATAATCTTACCAAAGAAAGACAACTTATAAGATCAGCAAGAGAACAATCGACTGATGAAGAACTTAAAAAACAAGCACTTAGACCTTTATTATTCGCAGGTATATTAATTGAAGGTGCTGTAATATCTTATGAAACAAATTTAGAAAGTGGTGGTGCAGGGGCCAGGTATTTAGGCATAGGCAAAAGCGTTATGTATAGAGAGGACAACATAACGATAAGTATGCGTATGGTATCAGTAGCCACAGGAGAAGTGTTGTTAGAGGTGTTGAGTCAAAAAACAATATTTAGTTATGGCAAATCTGAAGATGTATTTAGATTTGTTGAAGCTGAAAGCGAGCTAGTAGAAATAGAACTAGGCAACGCAAGAAATGAGTCATCAACCATAGCTTTGATGAAAGCTATAGAAGGAGGTGTGCTAGAAATCATTAACACTGGTTATGATCGTGGTTTCTGGGTTTTACAAAATGATAACCAAGGAGTAGAATTAAATAATGAAAATAAAGAAATTGACGTGCCTGATTGTGATGATGAGTGCGTTGACAACATACGCGGCTGATAACGAAATATACGTAGATCAATCTGGTACTGGAGCTAATATAGACTTAGAGCAACTAGGTATTTCTAATATTATAGGCGGATTAAACTCAACTGCTGGTAGTCTAAATCCTTTTGATTTAGATGGTAATAGTATGACACTTGATATAAACATGATAGGTGCAACTAACAAGTTTCTTGGCGATATATTTGCTGATAACTTTACTGGCTTTTATGAGTTTGATGGCGGTACTAATACATTTACTATTCAAGTTGACCCCACAGATACTTATAGTGCTGATGGATCTAACCAAAATGTAGATGTTACAGGAAGCGGTAATACATTTACTTTAAATCAAGGTACCACAGCATTAGCAGCTTCTCTTGACTTAGACTGGATAATTAACGGTTCAAATAACACAGTTACATCAAACATAAATATAGATGGTGCTACTAATTATATGGATATAGATGGTTCTGATAATACGGTTACTTATACGGGTACAGGAGTTACAGCGTCAGCAGGTGGATATTTCTATCTTGATCACACAGGAGGCTCAAGAACATTTAATATTCAACAACTAAGTACTCAAGATAATGACTGGCTTAAGATCATATCCGTTTCTGGCACTGCTGCTTCTACCGTTTGTGTTGTTCAAAACGACCAAGGTACAAGCACAAGCTGTTGATATTGGAGACATATCTGAATTAAAAGGTACGGCTCAAATTGTCAGAGACAAAGCTTATAATGCAGATTTAAAATTTGCTATACAAAGTAATGATGAAGCTATAACTAAAGATGGCCGTATGGCTATTACTTTTCTTGATGATTCTACTGTAAAGCTTACAGAACATAGTCAGCTACTTATTGACGAGTACATATATGATCCAGACCCAAGTAAAGCAAAAATGGCTCTTACCTTTGGGCTTGGCACAGCTAGGTTTATTACGGGCAATCTTAACCGTATAGATAAACAAAACATAACTCTTAAAACACCAACAGCTAATATAGCAATACGTGGGACTGATTTTACGGCTACAGTTGATGAACTGGGACGTAGCCTTATAATTTTGCTACCAGACGCTCTAGGACTCTCTAGTGGCGAAATAGAGGTGGTTACAGCTATGGGCACTGTTATACTAAATAAGCCCTATGAAGCTACTACAGTAAGCGTATTTGAATCAGCTCCAACCAAACCTGTAATTTTAGACCTAACACTTGATGTAATAGATAACATGCTTATTGTTACTCCGCCAAAAGAGGAGGTGTTAGTAGAAGAAGAAGCCACTACTACGCGAGTAGATAGTGTATTAGATTTTAATGATCTTGATATAGATTATCTTGCAGAAGATTATTTAAAAGAAGATAGTCTTGAATTTACCGAACTAGATATAAATTATCTTGATGTAAATTACCTAGAAGATTTATTAAATGTATTAGATGCATTAGCAATAGACGAAGATGAAGATGTGTTGGCACAGGCCACTAGCACACAAATAGCAGGAACTTTGCTAGGTAAAGACCCAGATACACAAATAACAGCTTTAATTACAGGAAATGTAGTAAGTTTGCGCAGAGAGGTTAATGAAAGCGTTAGAGTAGACTTAAACGGCAGTAATGCTTATACGGTGATTTTGATTCAAGATGGAGTTTCTAATATAATAAAAATTAACGGAGGGAGTGATAGCATTATTACTATCACTCAAAGTGATTAAATGAAGCGATTAATATTACCATTACTTATATTACTAAGTTTACCTCTAATATTTCAGTCTAAGCCTACAGAAATTTTAAAGTTAAAAACTTTTGATACTTTTATAGAAACTCCAGATCCATCAGCTAACTTTGTAATCTTAAATATTACAGAAGAAGATGTAGAAAGAGAGGGTGGTTGGCCCTTACCTAGACAAAGACTTGCAGAAATACAACTAGAAATGATAGGTAAAGGTGCCTTGGGTGTGGGATGGGTAATAAGTTTTCCACAAGCAGACAGAATGGGTGGTGATGAAGATTTTGCTAGATCTTTAGGTTATGCACCATCTGTTATAGCTATGTTTGAAGATGGTAAAGGAAATTACCCTGCGTCTCCTGGAACTGTAGTGCTTGGCGAAGATAAAGGTGGTATAATTTCTACAGGAGTAAAGTCAAATCTACCCTCAATATCCAATCACGTTCTACAAGGTTTGGCTGTTGCTCCTACTGATGTAGATTTACTTGTTCGTAAAATACCTCTTTTAGTTAAAACACCTAATGATGAATGGATACCTAGTTTTGGAACACAAATATACAAATCATTATTTAACGTAAAAACATACATTATAAAAACTAATGATAATGGTATATCAGAAATATCTATAAGGGGAATACCACCAGTAAAAACAGATAGTTTTGGCCGTAAATGGATTAGTTGGGTAGATACACCACAAACAGACTTACAAGAAATGAATGTTAATGGTAAATTTGTGTTTGTAGGTGTTACTGCAAACGGTGTAATGCCGCAAATTGCTACTCCAGTTGGATTATTAGAACCACATAAAATTCAAGCAGCATTAGCAGAAAGCATATTAATAGAAAATTCACCTTTTATACCTGATTGGTCATTAGCAGCAGAACTTTTAATATTAATAGTATTTGTGAGTTTAGTTTGGTTTGCAATACATTACTTTGGTATAACCTGGGGTGTTTGTATTGCAATCATATTTATGTTGAGCACAGGTATAGGAGGTGTATATATAATAAAACAAGGCACACTAATTGATGTATCTTGGACAATAATATCTGAATTTATAGCAGGCTCTACGGCTTTTTACTTACGTTTTAGACAACAGTACAAATTAAGACAACAAATAAAAAAACAATTTGAACACTATTTAGATCCAAGACAAGTCAAACATTTACAAAACAATCCAGATTCTTTGGTTCTGGGTGGAGAGCGTAAATATTGTACTTTTCTTTTTACGGATGTGCGTGGTTTTACAGCCCTATCTGAAAAACTAGAGCCAGAGGAGGTAACAAAAATTATGAATAAAGTGCTTACTATACAAGCTGATACGGTTAAATTTTATGACGGTATGGTAGATAAGTATATAGGTGACGCTATGATGGCTATATTTAATGCACCAGTAGATGTTCCAGATCATGAAACGGCAGCAGTATTATGTGCAAAAGAAATACAAGATAAAGTAAAAATGGCTAATTTAGGGGTTGAAATAGGAGTTGGTATTAATACTGGATATGCCGTAGTAGGTAATATGGGAAGTGATACAAGATTTGATTATTCTGCTATTGGTGATGCTGTAAACTTAGCTGCAAGGCTTGAAAGCTCGACAAAGGAAGTTGGAGAAGATATTGTAATAGGTTATGATACTATTAAATCTAGTTCATTTAGCGACCAAATTATGTTAAAAAAGCTGGATAGTATTTTTGTTAAAGGCAAGAAAAAACCAATAAAAATATATACATTACAAAATGGTTAATAAAAAAATGACAGTGAATGATGTAGCAGAAAGACTTACAAAGTTAGAAACAATATCACATGAGCGTTGGAAGACTGCATTTAATGAGTTTTCTGATATAAAACAAGAAATAACCTATATTAATTCAACTATGAAAGCAGCCACATTTGGAGTATTTGGCTTTCTAGGTGCTATTGGTATAGCTGTATTAACGAGTATATTAATATGAAAGGATTACTTAAAAATATAGTTGGTGCTGTGGCTCCGACATTAGGTTCAGCTATGGGTGGTCCGCTAGGCAACATGGCTATGGGTAAAATAGCTGAAGTATTAGGTGTATCTAACGATCAAAAATCTATACAACAAGCCATGCAAAGTGCTACACCAGAGCAAATGATGGAACTTAAAAAAGCAGAGCAAGACTTTGAAATGCAGATGAAAGAACTTGACGTAGATGTTTTTAAATTAGAAACACAAGACAAACAACATGCTAGAGGTATGTTTAGCAAAGACTGGACCGCAAGGATAATTGGTCTATTTACTATTGGTGGGTTTCTTGGTTATATATTTTTAGTTACCTTGCAGCCACCAGAACAAAATTCAGAAGCATTAATAAACCTAGTCTTAGGTTATTTAGGAGGACTTGCAAGTGCCATTATTTCGTTTTATTTCGGAGCATCTCATACAAACGACAAAGGAGAGTAAAATGAAAATATCTCAAGAAGGTTTATCTTTAATAAAAAAATTTGAGGGTTGTGAGTTAGAGGCTTATAAGTGTGCTGCAGGCGTATGGACTTATGGTTGGGGCTCAACGAAAAATGTGAAAGAAGGAGATAAAATAACACAAGAAGAAGCAGATAAGTTGCTTGTTAACGAAATGTCAGAGTACGAGGGTTATGTAAACGATTTAGTTAAAGTAGACTTAAAACAAAATGAGTTTGATGCTTTAGTGTCTTGGGTCTACAATCTTGGACCAAATAATTTATCTTCAAGCACATTATTACAAAGGCTAAATAATAAAAATTGGGATGATGTTCCTAATCAAATAAAACGTTGGAATAAAGCTGGTGGTGAAGTCAAGCAAGGGTTGGTAAGAAGAAGAGAAGCAGAAGCTTTGCTATTTGAAGGCAAAGAATGGCATGAGGTTTAACTATGCCTTTGAAAAAAACAGTATTTAGACCAGGCATAAACAGAGAGGGTACTGCTTATGATAATGAGGGGGGCTGGTTTGATTGTAATCTTGTTCGTTTTAGAAAAGGTAGACCCGAAAAGTTTGGAGGGTGGGAAAAGTTAACTACAAATACTTACTTAGGCACAGCTAGAGCATTACATGCTTGGATTTCATTAGAAGGTACTAAGTTTTTAGGTTTAGGTACGCATTTAAAATATTATATTGAGGAAGGTAATAATTTTAATGATGTTACTCCTATAAGATCTACAACTTCTGCTGGAGACGTAACATTTGCTGGAAAAGCAAATACACTTTCTTCAAGTATTTCTGCTACTGACACTACTATACCATTAACAAGTTCAACAGGATTTCCTGCAAGTGGAACAATACAGATAGAAAGCGAAACTATTAATTATGCAGCCGTATCAGGTAACAACTTGATTGGTGCAACAAGAGGAGCAGAAAGCACCACAGCAGCAACGCACAGCTCATCTGACGCTGTTTTGTGTGCTACACTTACTATTACTGATACAAGCCACGGTGCTGTACAAAACGATTTTGTAACATTTAGTGGTGCATCAAGTTTAGGTGGCAATATAACTGCTGCCGTTCTTAATCAAGAGTATCAAGTTTTAAATGTAATTAATGCAAATAGTTACACTATAAAAGCAAAAGATACTTCTAGTAATACAGTTTTTGCAAACTCTTCTGATAGTGGTAACGGTGGTTCTTCAGTAGTAGGAACTTATCAAGTAAATGTAGGTCTTGATGTTTATGTGCCTAGCACAGGTTGGGGAATTAATGGTTGGGGTGAAGGCACTTTTGGCGAAGCATCTGCTTTATCAAATACAAACCAGTTAAGATTATGGACACATGACAATTTTGGCGAAAATTTAATTATCAATCAACGTAATGGCGGTATTTTTAGGTGGGTAGAAGCAGATGGTACAAACACTAGATCTAAAAATTTATCAACAGAAACAGGTGCTAATTTAGTTCCCACTAAAGCATTACAAGTTATTACCTCTGAAGTAGATAGACATCTGATTGTTTTAGGAGCAGATCCTATATCTGGTACAAGTAGAACTGGTGTTTTAGATCCTATGTTAATTGCATTTAGTGATCAAGAAAATGAATTAGATTTTGAACCATTATCTACTAATACAGCAGGATCATTAAGGTTATCATCAGGCTCCTCTATAATTGGTGGTGTAAAAGCTAGACAAGAAATACTTGTTTGGACAGATACAGCTTTATACAGCATGCAATTTGTTGGGCCGCCTTTTACTTTTGCATTAAATCTTATAAACGAAGGAACAGGTCTTATATCTCCTAAAGGTGCTGTAACTACGCCATCAGCAGTTTACTTTATGAGCTATAACAATTTTTATTTTTACAACGGTTCTGTTAATACATTACCCTGTTCCGTACATAATTATGTGTTTGGTGATATTAACTTAACACAATCGTTTAAAATACATGCTTTTACAATTAAAGATAAAAACGAAGTGGGGTGGTTCTATTGCTCATCTAGTTCATCCGAAATTGATAGATATGTAATTTACAATTATTCTGAAAATTTATGGTTTTTTGGCCAGTTAGTTAGAACAGCTTGGTTAGACTCGGGTATTGTAAATTATCCAAGAGCAGTAGAAAGTCCACATTTATATCAACAAGAAATAGGTTTTAATGATGATGGATCACCTATGACTAACGTGTTTATAGAAAGTAGTGACTTTGATCTAGATGATGGAGAAAAGTTTGCTTTTGCTAGACGTATTATACCTGATTTTAAATTTATATCAGATCCTAATAATGGTTCTGTTAATGTGGTAGTAAAAACTAGAAATTTTCCTGGAGATTCTTTAGCCACAAACTCTACTAATGAAATATCAAGCACGACACAACAATCGCATATTAGAGCTAGAGCTAGACAAATGGCATTACGTATTGAAAGTAATGATGATGCAATAAATAATGGTAATTTATCAATAGGATGGCGATTAGGAGCTACAAGAATAGATATAAAATCAGACGGTAAAAGATGAGTAAGCTTCTTCAAACTCAGCTACCTATAGCACAAAATGAGGTAGATCCTAATATATTCAACCGTTTAGTAAGATTACTAGAAATAAATTTAGGGTCTGTAGACCTAGACAATACGCGTCAAGTAAGCGAAAATGAGCTGAATACTATAAATTTTAATGCTGGTAGTATTATTTGGAATACAACATTAGAAGTATTACAAGTGTATACAGGCAACAAATGGATAGATATTGGTACAAGACTTGTAGATGATGGTTTGCAAGCAACAAGTGCATTAGGTAAGGTGACGGTAAGAAACAACGGAGCCACATCTATAAAACTTGCTAATTTTGGTAAATAATAGATACTTAAGTATCTACAAACAACTTAGTAAAAGCTATGGAATATAATGTACAAAAATTAGCAGACATGGGTAGATTCGAGGACGATCAGCTAGCTCATGTTGCAACAGGTGAAATGATCGTACCCCCAGTAATATCGCCAACTACAAGAATGATGGTTGAGCAAGATATGATAAATCAAGGCATGAACCCCAATCAATATATCGTAGGCGGTAGTCCCTCTATAAACCCGCAAACTGGATTACAAGAGTTTTTTATAAAAAAACTATTTAAAAAAATAAAAAAAGTAGTTAAAAAAGTAGCGCCAGTTGCCTTGGTTGCTACGGGATTAGCAGGGTTTGCTGGTGCAGGTCCTTTGGGTGGATTTTTAGGAAAAGGTGC